AACGTATGTTCTAAATGATTGAAAACTAAAAACTTATGCAGACTGCTTTTTTCTTGTGCAGTTTTTGTTCAGGTTTTTCACGATTTCGGGCGTGAAGCCAGTCGCATAGAACTCTCCCGAGCCAAGGAGCAGCCAGTATGGGTTTATGTGGTAGTCACGGACTAGGAACTGAACCCAAGACGGACGAAAGCGACCGTAGTACTCGGTAGGCTTTTCACGCAGGGACATGATGTTCCAGCGGTTGATGCCATACCGGTCGGTTATTGTCTTCAGACCGCCAATGCAACCATCAGCCTTCAGGCGGTCGATGGCAGAGAAGAAACGAACTACTATATCCACATCAGCGGACATCAGATTTTTATCTTCCATATTCATTTTATCTTTTTGTAGGCACGACTGAAAACGCTTTCCAGCCTTGCCCGATGATTATTCAATCTTTGCGACCAGTCTTGCAACTGAGCCAGCGTTGGGCGAGAAGCCAGCAGCCCATCCACCTCGGAAGGTGAGAGAACTGGTAAATATTTCTCGTAGGCGAGAAGGTAATCAATTCGGCACATTCGGCATAACTAACATTACAAGGATATATCCGAGAACAGCAGCAAAGCCAAAGTATAGATAAATCTTTGCTATCTTCTCGTTTCTTGCTATTATGTAATCATCAGCTTCAACCTCAACCTTGCGCCTAGTCAATTGATGCCCATCGTATCGTTCCCCTCTCTTGTAGCGACCATCAGCGACATAGACCGCCTGCGATGTATACTGCCAGCCATAGGCGGTATGTTTATTTTTCAGCTTTCTGTAGCCAACAATCAGCAGGATAACTCCACCGATGATACTAAACATGAAACCAACGAAACCCCAAAACCAAGCAGCACCAACAGAAGGGACTATCGGCTGGATTCCTTCATCCTCTACCTTTCCAACGCTGGAAACACGACCAGCACCGCCAGCGGAAACATTTCTGTGCGGAATAGAGTGAGCATCGCCATAGATGTTATTGCTGACAACACGACCAGCATCCCTTCCTACCTGATTGACAGCAGAGCGAATGAAACCCTTTGCCAGTCCATTAATGAAACTTCCCATACGCTATTCGTTTAAATGATTTATATTTCTTTCTTAGAACTCATTCCAAGCCTTTTTCTTGATGAAGATGAAGAAGAGAAGCAGCCCTAGGGCGACCAACAGCAGATGGAGCGGATGGCACAAGACACCGAACCCGAAGGAACGCTGGAAGTCGATGCAGAACGAAATCAGCACTCTGTAGGTAGAGAACGCCCGATGCACCCAGCAGAACCCATAGGCTAGACTGACGATGATCCAGGCGATGAAGCCGAAGAGCGAGCAGTCGAATATCCACTCCGTGAGTTTTACCCGAATGCCGAACGAGAGCAGGGTGCAGTGCACCAGCATCACAAACGCACCCACTGGAGGGATAATGCCTATTATCAACCTGCTGGCTTTCCATAGCCAGCTTTTACCGAGAGCGGCAAGAAGAACCTTCTCCTTCCGCTCTATGAAATCCTCATCTTTCATCGTTACTTAGAATTTTAGTTGATATTGTACCTGGAGCGAGAACTAAAGTTCACGCAGCCATTTCTGACCCGATTTAGTCTTAGACCAAATTACGAGACTGGTGCCGATAACTGCACCGATGAACATAAATAAAGTTGCTAGTTCCATAATCTAAACATTTGAATTGTTATAATTCACGCAACCACTTCTGACCTTTCTTTGATTTCAAGAAAATACCGAATGCAATGGTCATTCCCAATGCCATCACGTTAAATAACAAAAAAGCATCCATAGGCTAAAGCAAGTTATTTTGTCTAAGCCATTTTTTGCCGTTTCCAGTGAGACAGAATGCGAGGAACACCATACAAGGTACTCCCACGAACAAGAAAGCTAAATATACTCCCATAATTTATTTCTCCTTTTCCTTTTTGCCCTTTCCATCCTTTTTGTTGCTGAGTATGAGACCCACGACCAGGCAGAGGAAGGCTAGGGCGATTCCAACTATATAAATTAATACTTTATCCTCGAAATCCTTGAATAGCGAACTAATCACGACACCAGTCAAGATGTATTTCGACACATCAACGAAGTACGAGCCTAATTTTTCTATCCACATTGCGCTGCAAAGTTACTAAATTATTTTTGTCCCACAATGGCAAGCAGGGTTTCAACTTGCTTTCGCAGGAAGAAATTTTCACTTTCGAGTCTTTCAACTTTTGCCATCAAAACCGATTCCAGTATAGTTGAAGGCTTTTGTTCTTCTGAAGGCTCAGGTTGCTCTAAAAGAAAATTAGAATCAGTCCCTATCTCCTCTTTGTATTTTTGAATTACATCTTCAACCTTTTGGGCAAAATCAAGTTTGACACTTTTTGCTCCTAGCCTTCCGCTTAGATTTTGAGGGCTAGTCCCCAAAGCTGCGGCTATATAATTTAGAGGTATTCCGTATGATTTGATACGTCTTTTCAGTCCCTCACCAGTTACGCAATAATGCATCTTTTCGTCAATCATTACTTGCTTTATTTTGTCAGGTATTGGAGGAGCACATTTTGAAACCGCATTTTTGACCCTTTCGACAAAATCGGCACTAACTCTTTCCTTTATCATCTTTGAACGAACATTTTGTGGGCTGGTGTCTAATTCCCTCGCTATATCGCTCATCGTAAGCCCAGAGTATTCAACATACCTTCTTAGCTCCATTCCAGTCATATTATTTACCTCCTATTATTGATAGCAGTTGGTCTATGCGTTTATTTGCTTTTTCCACCTCTTGGCATTTGTCCTCGTATAGCTTCTTCCAAAGAGCTACTTCCGCATCGTTTCCTATGGTTTGAGTGACCCCCTTGCTATTCGAAGCATCAATGTTCGAGCCGATAATTCCTGCACCAACTTCGGATGGACTTGCAACCGTTGGAGAGAACATCGGTTCGATACCTTTTTCCAGCCAGTCAACCGAGACGTTCAGAGCGTGGGCGATTTTGTAAATTACACGGTCGGACAATGAAGCTTTGCCTGCTAAAGACCTCGAAAGGTTTGCGGAATTTACTCCACATTTATCCGCCAACTTGTTGATGGATAGCCCATTCTTCTTTCTAATTTCTGTAATTCTGTTTATTACTTCTTCATTTGTATTCATATCGAACTAATTTAAAATAATGTAAAATAGTTTACAATAGAATTAAAACAAGTTAAAATAATGCAGTTTTACTGTGTTTTATTTGCATATTAAACTGAATTAAACTATCTTTGTAACCGAATTACACAATGAGTTTAAAAACTCTTTGGCAAAGATAAACAAAATAATTTAAAATACAAAGGAAAATGGGAGAAAATTTTAATTATGATTTTCGGACACCGTTGCAGAAGCAGCAGGACGAACGAAAGAAGAACATCATAGCGATGTTTGCAGATTTCCGAGCAAAAGCACCTGCCGAGACCTCAGACAGCAGAATAATGCTCGCAGTTTCACAGCGTGTTGGTTGCACCCAGCAGAACGTGCGTGTTATCCTCATCAAGGCTGGATTGATAACACCAAAGAAGAGACGTGCAGCCGTGCGCAAATAATCAAGTAGAACCATTTAAACATTCAGAGCGTATGAAGAAGTTTATCGAGATTATCACAAGTGACGAAGTAATAAGCCTGGCAGTTGCCATCGTATTAGTAACTTTAATTTTTTGGAGGGCTTAGTTATGACGAACGAAGAACCAAAGGTAGCTGACGCAGGCAGATACACCATGACAGAGACCTGCAAGGTGCTGGGCATCCATCGAAACACCCTGCGCAGATGGTTGCAGGCTGGTAAGATTAAGGTCAAGTTCCGCAGAATCGACAACCGCAAGGTTTTCGAGGGCAGCGAGATTAAAAAAGTCTGGAGGATTGCCCTATGATGAATGCCTACGAAAAAGCGAAGCAGCTTACCGCCAAGTGGGAGCAGGAGCGAAAGGACAACAAGCGACTGGCAACCATGAAGGAAGCGGAAAGACGCATTCAGGTAAGGGAGTTCGACAATATGCTTTGCCTTTCACTGGACGGAGTTCCGGTGCTCCCTATGAGCGAGTTCAACAAGCAGACGCTTGCGGACGCACGTCTGACATTCTTTAACTATTTAATCAGACGGTAAGAGCGTATGGAACCAAGAATTATCAAACAATGCGAAGAGGCAATGTACGATGCTATCTGGCTGGAGTTAGACCGTGATCCACAGCGACCAGCGGTTGCAAGGGTAGACATCAAGACCAAGGCAGGCAACATCTGCGTATGGTGCGACAGAACCGGGAACATAGCGGTCGTGACGCACAAGAATAGCAACAACGACAGCGAGCGGCTGGAGGAAGCCATCGAGGGCTGCGTCAACTATCAGGACGTGATGGACGACTGGCTGGAGGAGAACAGCCAATACGCAGACCAAGACCCGATGGACGCCTTCGAGGAAAGCAGGCTCGACAGCCTTATGGCTCAACTGGTTTGACCACAAAATGTTAAACAATTATTATATGGTTCCCTGCAGCGGCAGGGCAAAGGGCGCACGCAAAACTCATTTTTCAAGGTTATCTAAAATTAGTTGTTTTTACCATGCAATATGCGGAAACGACAGCGTGCGCCCTGCAACGGAAGGGCATCCACCAGCAGGCAAGGGTGGAATAGCAATCAACTGGGGTTCGAATCCCCAGCCTTCCACTAGAGTTAATTAAAAGATTATGTTGAACAATAAAAAGAACGAATTATGGAAAATGAAATTATCAATGTGAGCGGTGGCGAAATGCTGGAAGCTATCAACCGCTCGGAGATTGACGGACAGATTGCCACAGCGCACAAGTTCCCTCGAGACATCATGCAGTGCAAGCAGAATATGGTAGCATTGGCAGCGATGGACGATGATGTAGCATACAACTGCTTCTACCACCTAGAGCGCAAGGGCAAGGATGGTCAGGTATCTGTTATTGAGGGTCCTAGCGTGAGATTTACAGAAATTATTTCTGCATGCTGGAAGAACCTTCGCATCGCAGGTCGCATCATCGCAAACGATGGCAAGACCATTACGGCACAAGGCGTCTGCCACGACCTCGAGAGCAACGTTGCCTACTCTGTCGAAGTGAAGCGCAGCATTCTGACATCGAAGGGCTACACCTTCTCGCAGGACATGCAGGTGGTAGTTGGCAATGCAGCCGTGGCGATCGCCCAGCGTAACGCAATCTGCAAGGTCGTGCCGCAGGTATTGATTGCAAGCGTGGTGAAGGAAGTGCAGGCAAAGGCACTTGAGCACATCAAGCAGACTGGCGTACAGAGCCAGTGGAAGAGCTGTGTAGCCTGCTTCCAAGTGTACCAGGTAACAGACCTTATGCTGCTGGAATACCTGGGCAAGAAATCAGCCGAGGAAGTAACGGCAGAGGACATTCAGAAGCTGGCTGGTGTGTACAACGCCATCAAGGAAGGTACGACCACAGTGGAGGAGACCTTCAAAAAGCCAAAGCAGCAGGAAGCCATCGCACAGCAGGCGCAGGCAGCAGCCGAGAGCGCACAGAAGAAGGCAGAGAAGGCAATGAGCCGCAGCCAAGGAAAGACTGGCACAGCAGCAAAGAAATAGTTTTAGTTTATAAAGTTATAACGTTTGCCCGAACCGCCACGGCACAACCTATGGGGTGGGCTCCCATCACAACCTACCAAGGGAAGCCGTGGCAACTTTTAAACATTCAGTAAAAATTATGGCAGAAAAAGAAAACAATCAGAGACACAAGAGTACCATCGACAAGTACTTCAGCAGAACCGCAGATGGGTACAAGGCATGGGCAGAGGAAGACGAGGAAGAAAGAAACTATCTGCAGGTTGCAGCAGAGACGACTGGAGACACAGACGAAAACGGAAACCAAGGATTCGATTTTCATATTGCCTACCACGGCTCGACCAATTTCCTCGCAAGCGGAATTGCACAGACAATGGAAAAGGACGGATTCCTTCGCCATCTTATTATCGAAGCAGCAAGAAAATTCTTAATGAAAACATTCAGACAATGAAACAGATAATCAAATATAAAAGCAGAGAGGAGTGGTTGCAGAACCGCTCGAAGGGAATAGGTGCATCAGAGGCAGGCGCAGTACTGGGACTGAACCCATGGGAGACCCCATACCAGTTATGGAGACGCAAGAAGGGTATCGACCCACCAAAGGTTGAGAACTTTGCGATGGTTGCAGGACACCTGCTGGAGGATGCCGTGGCGCAGTTCTTCAAGCGAGAGAGCCACTGCCACATCATCAAGGCGAGCACGGACGACTACACCATCACGAACACCGATACTCCGTATCTGAGAGTAAGTCCAGACCGAACCTTCTGGAGAACCGGGGCAACACACAACGAAGCAAGCAAGAGCATCCTCGAGTGCAAGACAACGCAGATGCAGATAGATGCAGACGACCTTCCGAAACATTGGTTCTGCCAGCTTCAGATGAACCTCGGAGTGGGAGAATACAAGGATGGAGCACTTGCCTGGCTGACAGCAGGCAGGGAGTTCGGCTACCGTGACATCGATTTCGACCCCGAGTTCTTCGGATGGATGAGGGACGAGATAACCAAGTTCTGGCTTGACTACATCGTGGGCAACCAAGAACCACCTGCGTACAGCGCACAAGACGTTCTCTTGAAGTCGCCACTGCACAAGGCAGGAAAGGAGATTGAAGCCACAGCAGAAATCGGGGATATGCTCATCGAGTTGAAGGAAATCAAGGAGAAGGGCAAGGCACTGGAGAACCGACAGAAGGAGATCGAGGACAACTTGAAGCTGTTCTTCGGGGACGCAGAGAGCATCGTGGACGGAAACGGCAAGACGCTGGCAACGTGGAAAGCACCGAAGGCAAGCGAGAAGTTCGATGCAAAGGCTTTTCAGACGGACCACCCCGAGGAATGCGCTGCCTACATCAAGCAGGTGCAGGGAGCACGAAGATTGCTAATTAAGTAAAGGCAGGGCTTATGGCTGTTTCTATATCAAAAACCGACCTAAGGAATATAATTTCCCAACTGGAGAATTATATTTCCCTAGGTGGGAAAGTGACAGCACCGACCGACACAAGCCAGCGGAACAAAATCCGTATGGCTACCGTGCTCAAACGGAAGCTGGAAAAGAAATTATCATTATCAGAATAAAATCATGAACGATTCATTCATCTTATACACATCAGACTATCAACTAATCGAGGGGCTGACGGACGAGCAACTCGGGCAACTGACCCGGGCACTCTTCATATACGCAAGGGATGGCGAGGTTATCAATCTAGAACCAGTCGTACGTATGGCTTTCGTCTTTATCAAAGACAAGATTGATAGAAACCAGCAGAAGTATCAAAAGAAATGCGAACGTAATCGGGAGAACATTCGTAAACGATGGAATAAATCGAATACGAATAATACCAAAGAAAACGAACGTATACCAAACGATACGAGCGTATACGAACGTATACCAAACGATACGACACGATACCTATATGATAGTGATAGTGATAGTGATAGTGATAGTGATAGTGATGCAAGTAAACTTGCAGATAATAATAAACCTTCTAAAGAAGGTATTCAGAGTGCATCGGTCAAGACCGAAGCACCCGGTGGCGGCAAGGTTTCGAAATCTCAAAAGATAGACTATGCTGCCGTCAAGGAATACTGGAACCGCAAGCATGATGAGACGAAGAGTGCGATGCCGCCTATTACGCTCATGACTGAGAACCGCAAGGTGATGGTCAAGGCAAGGGTTCGTCAATGCAAGGGAGACGTGAAAACTCTGTACCGGGTAATTGACATTGCGATGGCATCTGACTTCATGAACGGCAATAATAAGCATGGCTGGCTCGGAAAGTTTGATTGGATATTCGGTAATGAGCAGAATTTCGCAAAGGTGCTGGAAGGCAACTTCAACAACGAGCCAGCCACAAGCAGTCAAGGCGCAGGATCCTGCGGCAACGGCAAGACCGAGCATCGGGGAACTCTACGAGCAAGCCAAGCACCAGCAGCCAGCGAGCCAGCAGAGCCAAGACAGCAAGTTCCGGTGGGTAATCCAGCAGAACCTTGCAGACTTGAAGAAGAACCCAAACAACAAGCCAGCCAAGGATTCGCTGACAAGATACTACGAGAAGGGAGTTCTACAGCGGCTTGGTATTGACTGGAAGCCCGAAAAATAACGGATGAGGGCAAAATCAGCCGCTCTGGGACGTTTTCACGCTCCAGACGGTAAATTTATAAGCAAACAGATTTTAAACACTTAAAACAAAAGAATTATGGCAGAAGAAGTAATTGTAATTAATGAACCGGACGAAATGGGCGAGTATTTCGAGGATGGTACGCTTCTGAATGTAGAAGGCAAGGTTCTCAGAGTTAAGGATGATACTCGTGATGAAAGTGGCTGCGATGTGTGTGCCCTTGATGCCGAGGAACTGGGCGAGTATTGCGCTTGTGCATTTTGCGCCGAGTGTCACTTTATAGAGATTGAAAGCCATGAATGAGTTGTTTTTTCACGAATGCAGAGCCGCTGGGCTTGTTTTCAAGACCTCAGACGACTGGCTCAAATGGTTGACCGATAATAGCTACGACATCAAGAAGCCGGTCGCAGAGCATGAAGGATTCAAGTACAACATCAAGGATGAGTGCATTAATCCGCACGTAATCGAGTATGCCGTAGAGGGTGTAGACAACTGGGGATGGAAGGTAATGACCGCCAACACCCAGTTCGGCTGGATATGGGGCTACAGCATTCAGAAGGGAAAGCATGGGTACGACAGCCCGGTAGCCTACCCGAGCAGATACGACACTCTCAGTATTTTCTACGGTAATGAGAAAGAAGCGGTTCAAGATGCTCTGACCTGCATCATCAGAGACCTTGAGAAGAATGCTGGAATCAAGAACACCAACCTCCTTCTATGGGCGGCTAAGAAGAAGCGGGCAGACATCATTCATCCGCAACAAGAACTTTTTAAATAGTTATCATAAACCGTATTAGCTATGTACAGAGTTGATATAAAACTGGTCCGTGAGTGTGGTCTTCATCATCTGTCAATCGAAGACAGAGACATCTGGCTGGCAGATGATGAAATCAAGGCTCTCGAATGTATCCTCAAAGATTACAATGCGGACCCGAACAATTTTAAACGTAGTTGAAAATGAAAAAGATAGAAATCATCAAGGACAATCATCATCATCACGTATTCGTTGGCAACACCGACTTTTGGCTCGATACAATGGAGCTGATTGAGCTATACAAGAAACTCGGACAAGAAAAATTATAAACAATAAAAACATTCAGATTATGAAAATGAGAATAGCAAACAATAAAAACATTCAGACAATGGAACAGAAAGATATTGATATTTATGAGATTTTGAAGGACGTAGAGTGTGGTACAGAGTTGTACACGCCAATCTGCGGAAATGTTGAGCTCCGCTACCTCCAAGACAACAAGGAAGCAGCTGAGGCAATTATTACCAACACCAATGATGGCTCAGAATACACCTTCAATAAAAACGGAAAACACGTGGAGGAAGGAGAAGTCCTGCTCTTCCCATCAAAGGAAATGAGAGACTGGAGCAAGTTCTTCAAGAAGGGAGACGTGCTGGAGTTTGCAGGCGACAAGGGAGTACAAGGAACCTGCACCTTCGAGAAATTCGAGGATGAGACGAAGACACGCTTTCTCGGAAGATTCGTCAAGGAGAAAGAATGCTTGTATTACAAGCGTGCTTCAAGTTTCCGAACAGCCGATTGGGTCAAGAGCGATGATCCAGCAGGCTATATCCGATTCGTTGAAGAGCGGCTCGGTGGCAAGCTGAACCTCGAAACTCTGGAAATTGAGAAGCCAGCGTTTGAAATCGGCAAACTCTACGTTTTCAGAGAGGAAGACGAAGACGGAGAGCTGACAATCATCGGCAAGCTCATCGGCAAGAATGAAAGAGAAGATACGCTGACATTCGGCAACCAGTACGAAATCGAGAACGAGAAGTTCGTGACCGACCAAACCTTCGACCTGCGAATCAGCGTACACGATGAACTGCGAGAAGCAACAGAGAGCGAATATTGCACGTTCAAAGAGGCTTATACCCTATGGGAGAAGAAAGCGAAGGGGCAGCCAGCCTTCAAGACCTTTGACAAGGTGCTGGTAAGGTGCGGAAAAGGATTCAAGTGGCTTCCAGCGTTCTTTGTCCGTGACCGTGGAGAGGATTTTGCATCTAGATACAACGTCTTGCCTTTACATAGCGGAAAGGCAGCAGACTTCACTCAATGCATCCCATACGAGGGTCACGAGAATTTTGCCTTCACTGACTACGACTTCGTAGACTTACCTTTCTAGTGGACGCATGGCGAGTGAATTATGCAAGGCTTGCGATGTTGGGCGAAACTGCTTAAATGGCATATATTGCCCGGCACGCAAGCAATATGTAGAACATCAGGTAATACTTGAATGCAATGAGCGATTTCGCAACAAGGGAGAAGAACAGAACGTACTACCAGGAACACCGGGAACAGATCCTCAGAGCCACGAAGGAGTGGCGAAAGAGAAACCGGGAAAAATACCGGGCGTATCAAAAGGAGTACTGGAGTAAGCACTACCGGAACTACGGTACGAAGAACCGGGTAGCCGACAGAGCGATGCGTGAGAGGAAGAAGCCGGACGTAGAGAAGGCTCTTATTCATTCGGCTGGCGGTGGAAGAAGGAAGAACCCTGCAACATATTCATTTTGTTATTCATTTATTTTGCAAGCGCAGGCACAACTTCCGGAATCCCTGCCAGCTTTCTCTATCGCAACCCAAAAGAAGGGAAAGAAAGGGGTAGGGGAAAGATAGGGATAATAACGCATGTGTGCACGTATATGCGCACGTAAAGGGTGTTGGATAGTAAACTACACCAGCAAAACAAAATAAACGCTTATACGCGAAATTTAAACAAAATAAGTACTTTAAAGAAAAAATGGAAAAAGGAACAGTTATAATCGGCATCGACCCCGACAACCAGGAAAGCGGTGTCGGAGCAGTATTTGACGACAAGAAGTTTCTTGCCTATAAAATGAACTTCCCAGCTTTGATAGATTACCTCAGAGCAATGAACGAGAGCTGCAAAAAGGTCAAGGTCGTGATTGAAGGCGGCTGGCTCAACAAGAGCAACTGGCATTTGCTAGGTAAATTCATGACAGCAGTCAAGGCAGCAGCCATCGGACGATCAGCCGGAATGAACCATCAGACCGGAATTCTCATCGTTGAGTGCTGCAAGCATTACAATATCCCCTGCGAAATCATCAAGCCACTAAAGAAGTGCTGGAAAGGCAAGGACGGAAAAATCACGCAGGACGAAATTGCTTATTTTGTAAGCGCAGGACAAAAGATGCCTAGAATGAACCAAGACCAGAGAGACGCACTTCTTCTCGCTTGGGTCTGTGCAGGATACCCGGTCAGAGTGAAGCCGCAGAAACCACAGACAACCCTGCAAAAGACCATCAGAGCCTTTGATGGATAAGATAAAAACGAAGTGTTGGAAAAAGTTAAAAGTGTGCAAAGAACAAACAACTAAAGCAAAAAAGTAGTATCTTTGCGCCAGTGTTTATCAGATAAGCATGTAATTTCGAACTTAAAACAAGAAGAAAATGGAAACAGAAGAAATCGCACTATCGAGGGTCAGCGAGAACGAAGCGAACCCTCGAACCATAACTGAGGCGAGTTTTCAAAAGCTGGTCAAGAGCATCCTCGTCTTCCCTAAGATGCTCCAGCTTCGCCCTATAGTCGTAGATGAGACATACAAGGCACTGGGTGGCAATATGAGAACGAGGGCACTCTGCCACATCGTAAGCATGACACCCGAAGCCATCATGGACGTTCTCGACACAGACAAGCGGCTGACCGATTCAGAGAAGCGGTTAATCGCCTACTACTGGAGCCTTTGGAAGGAGCAGCCAACTGCAACCATCGTCAAGGCATCCGACCTGACGGAAGCGCAAAAGAAAGAATTCATCATCAAGGATAATGCAGGCTTCGGAGACTGGGACACCGATGCTCTGGCGAACCAGTGGAATACCGACCTCTTGAAGGACTGGGGTATTCAAGACTGGCAGCTGCAAGGGTGGATGAGTCCTGATTCATTGAAAAATGGAGAGCAGGCAGACGAGGATCAGAAGGAGGCAAAGGATGATGAGTTCGATGAGGATGCAGAGAAAATCCCACAGCGGTGCAAGGAATGCGAACTTTGGCAACTCGGAAAGCATCGCCTTATGTGTGGTGACTCCACGGATGCAGAGCAGGTCAAGTTCCTTATGGGGGAGCAAGTGGTTAATCTGTATCTTACAGACCCTCCATACAATGTTGGCTATGGTTACGAAGGTTCTGTTATGATGAGCAAGAGAAAGCATAGAACGGATGGGCTGACGGTCAAGAACGACAAAATGGACAATGACAAGTTCCGGGATTTCCTGTCGGCTGCATTTTTGGCAGCAGAAGAAACTATGGAGAAGGGTGCTGCTTTCTATATTTTCCACAGCGACAATTATTCGATGTGGTTCAGAGAGGCTCTAATGAGCACGAAAGATTTGGAGCTACGTGAGACATTGATATGGAACAAGGATTCGCTTTGTCTAGGGCGGCAGGACTACCAGTGGAAGCATGAGCCGTGTCTTTATGGGTGGAAAAATGGAGGTGCGCACAATTGGTTCAACGACAGAGCGCAGACAACGGTTATTGATATGGCTCGACCTAAAGTATCAAGGGAACACCCTACGATGAAGACAGTGCCGCTTTTTGCTTATTTGATGGGCAATAGCACAAAGGAAGATTGGAATGTATATGACGGGTTCGGTGGTAGTGGTACAACGCTTATCGCAGCCGAGCAGTTAAACCGCAATGCGTTCTTGATGGAGCTCGACCCACATTATTGCGATGTTATCATTGCACGCTGGGAAAAGCTGACTGGCGAGAAAGCGGTCAAGATAGACGAGTTTAAGAAGCATGGCGAATAGCTGCGATGTGTCGGCTTTTCTCTTCAAGGTTGATAAACTACACCAGTTTGCGGAAAGAGCGGCACACACGCAAAATTCGCACAAAATAACTCCAATGGAGCGGAAACGAAAAAAGGCAGGAGATTAACCCCTGCCCATCGCTTTGAGAATACACTGGTTGATGAAGCCGCTGCGGTCTTTCTTATCGACCCCTGCCAAGATGTTAGCCACGTCCTCGGTAGCACCGAAATAGAATGTTGCAGCGTATTTCTTCGTTCGCCCTGCACCCTTGCGAGCACCTCCCCAAGATTTGGAGGTAGTTTCATTCGTAGTACTCATAATGTTAAAAATTTGGTGATATGAAAATTAATTCGTAAATTTGCAAACGAAATCCCAAAGTGGGGTGGTGGTTCGAGCACCACCCCTTGGAATAATCAAAACCCTCAGAGCTCAATCGTGAAGGTTATTTTGATTTTCCAAATCCTAATCGAAATGTAAGTTCTCATAAGGCTTTGGGATTTCATTTTACTTTTCCCTCATCCTCGGAGGGTTTCAGTAAATAAGGACTCTTCCCTTATTACGTTTGCAAAGATACGAAATTTATTTGAAATATGCAAGTTTTTCAAGTAGAATTTTTATAAAAAATCAAATAAATTTCAAGGAATCAAAATATGCCACAAGGTAACAACAACAAACATCGAGCACAGAAAATCGACATCGAGAACCGCCTGCAGATTATCGCACCCCTATACCGCAGAGGATGGACGGAGCGAGAAATCACGGCAGAGGTTCGCAAGCGGCTCGACAGACCGAAATACAATCAAGCACACTGCGACATTCAGCGGTTATTGAAGGAGTGGAGGGAAGAGCGGCTTACCGACACGGACGAAAAAATAACCAGCGAGGTGGCAAGGTTGAAGCTGGTAATACGTGAAGCGTGGGAAGCCTGGGAGAAATCCAAGGAAGACTACCACGAAAAGACATCGACCCAGCAGGGACTTCCAGTCGTAGATGAGCGAGGGAGGCAGGTTTCAATCGAGACCATCAAGGCGGTAATGTACGATGCCGAGAAGCGAGGATTCGGAGAACCACGCTACCTAGACATCATCATCAAGGCAGAGACGCAAATCTGCAAGCTACTCGGACTGGATAAGGTCGTGCTCGACCTGAACGCAGGCTTCCAAGGCGGCATCGAGGTTCGCTACATCAACTCGGGACACCAGTGTGCATCCAGCGAGCAGGAAGTAATCGAGCGTGAGGGATTGGATAAAGAATAATTTTTGTTTTAAGTTTTATTGTTTGTAAGAATGGCACTATTTGACGTTATTGGTGAACTGTATGCCCCGAATGCGGACGTGAAGCCAAGGTTTCTCGTGAACCAAGGAGGCACGTCCTCGGGGAAGACATACACCATTATGCAGCGTCTTATAGTGCTTTCTTTTGAGCATCCAAGGGTAATTATCACGGTGTGCGGTCAAGACCTTCCGAACCTAAAGGTGGGAGCCATGCGAGACCTCGACACCATCCTGCACACAAGGGCAGAGTTACTGGACTGGTTCAAGAACAATAAGAGCGACAGCAGCTACCGAGGAAAGAACGGCTCAATCATCGAGTTCAAGAGTTACCAGGATGCGCAGGACGCTAAGAACGGTAAGCGTGACTATCTGTTTATTAACGAGGCAAACGGTGTGCCCTACGAAGTGTTTTGGCAGCTTGCCATTCGAACCCGAAAGCAGGTGTTCATCGACTACAATCCAAGCGCAAGGTTTTGGGTTCACAACAACATCATCGGCAGGGATGATTGCAGATTGATCCTGAGCGACCACCGAAACAACCGATTCCTGACTGAGCAGGAACACAAGAAAATTGAAGAGATTGACGACCCAGAACTTTGGCGAGTATATGCGCGTGGACTGACTGGAAAGATAACCGGGCTTATCTTCACCAACTGGGGCATCGTTGACAAGCTGCCACCAAGGGATGAGTGGAAGATGGAATGCAGGGGTATGGACTTCGGATTCACCAACGACCCAACTGCGCTGGAGCACGTTATATTGGCGCACGGAGAGTTATGGGTGGACGAAGAAATCTACCAGCCTGGAATGACGAACGATGACATCGCAGACCGATGCAAGGAACAAGGACGGACGAAACGAGACCTTATCATTGCGGATTCGGCAGAGCCTAAGAGCATTCAGGAGATACACAACCGAGGGCTGTGGATAATCGGCAGCACCAAGGGAGCGGACAGTATCAACAACGGAATCGACATTCTCAAGCGTTTCCGCATCAACATAACAAGACGCAGCCACGGCATCATCGGGAACATGCAGCAATACAAGTGGAAGAAGTCAAGGGATGGAGAGACAACGAACCAGCCTATAGACGCATTTAACCACGGCATAGACGCAATACGATACGTAGCCTTGAAGAAGTTATCCGTAGCGAGCCATGGAACGGCTAGGGCGCACGTATTGAGGCAAAGATAACGACAAAAAATATAAAAGCGTATGGATAATAACACTACATTCAAGTACTGGCTGGCAGTTGCTAGGCACACCAGCTACAAAATCGGCAAGCAGCCACGACCAGCGTTTGTCGGAGGGAAACAAGTGCCCGACAATCTCAACCAGCTATCCATCGGGCAGTTGATTGACCTTTCCCAGCTATCAGACAGCGAAGAAAGTCTGTATCAGATAGTGACAACCGTCCTCGGTCTGAGCCACAAGGAAGTGGAGCAGGCTAGGGCGGTTGATGTCGTTATGCTCATCGGCTGGGTAACAGCAGAGGTCGAGCGCATCAACAAGCTCTTCGAGAGCACAGACACAGCGAAGCCAACGAGACTGGAGAAGGAGGCAGGCATCGATACCCTGCGGTTCGGACTATTCGGCATGCTGGACTGGTATGCGGTAAGGATGGGCATCAGCGACCACGACCAAGTATTAAAAACGCCATGGCTTCGCATCTACAAGTGCATGGAAATGGACAACAAGAGAAGCGTGTACGAGCGAAACCTGCAGAAGTTGCAAGCGGAAGAAATGAAACGTAAATCTAGATAATTATGGCAACAATCAGAGAAACATTAAAGCAGCTGGCAGCAGACACGCTACCAGACTATACCTACCTATTCGAAGACTGGGACACAGCAGACACCAAGCTGGAGAAACTGAGCTATCCGGCAATCGTCTGCATCATCCCAGCCAGCGGCACGACAGAGATACGCAACGGCAGGGTATACGACACCGTGAACGTTGCCCTGGCTTATCTCGACACCGTACCGAGGGCAGCGGAAGGAGAAGACAATGGAGAGTGCATCGACCGAATGAAGGTGGCAGGGGCGAGGATGATACGAGCCATCAATCAGTCGCACCAGTTCGAACCGCTGGAGGGGCAGCAGTACTACGAGACCATCATCGAGCGGCTGAGCACGATCGTGTCTGGCGTAATGTACTCCCTGCAACTGACACAGAGAATAGGAGGGTGTGAGGTATGAGCAAGGGAGGTATTCAATTCGACCCCAAGGCGGCATCGCTCATCATGCGTGAGGAAGTGGAGAGAGCACGGCAGCTTATCATCAACCACATACGTATCAATGGGCAGAACGCATCAGGGCGAACGATAGCGAGCCTAAAGGTGGAGCAGCCCAGCGAGGAAGAAACCATCCTATGGGGACACAAGCCATTCGGAGTGCTGGAGACCGGACGAAGGGCAGGAAAGATACCATACGGCTTTGCTGGCATCATCCGGCAATGGATGAAAGACAAGGGACTGCACGGAAGACCTATCCCCTACAAGACCGACCGGGCACACAAGTATACACCACAAGAGCGTGGCGACATGAGCATGGCTGGAGCCATCGCCCACACCATCGCCAACAAGGGTTCTAAACTGCACCGGACTGGCGGCAGGGCTGACGTATACAGCAATGTTGTGCCCGACACGATGAAGCGGCTCGGACAGCGACTTATTTTCTTAATCCACCAGTCGGTGGGAAGTATCAAACTAAACAATGAGACGGTATGAGACAGACAGTGAACAACGGATATTCTTTTTTCTATCCCGATGAAGTATGCTTCGCCTTCTTGCCTTGCATCATAAGAGCGAGTGGAAGCAACCTATCGTGTATTGAGGTAATAATCAGATGGGGCAAAACGGAACGAGCCTACAATGTGGAGGCGTTCAACGGAAAGTGTATAACAGACTTCAAAGCATACGTGCAAGCCATTTTCGATGGACGCATCAATGCAGGCGTGGACTGGACGATAAACTATGACGTCAATAACTTATCCCAGCACATAAGAGTTGAGGTTAACGCATACGATGACAGAGACGGACAGCTTGCGAGCATCGAATTCACTACGAACGTAGTATGGGGTGCGCCAAGGTTCGGGGAGACCTGGAACGGCTACAAACGCCTTACGTGGTTCACCAACTATCCGTTCTCTTTTGGTATGTATTTAAGTAAGGCGGACACCAAACTGCTTATAGGTTACGAGGGAGCACCCAACAAGCTGCTTGAGATTCCGACCACCGACATGATAGACTTCAATGCAGCCATCTTACCAAGCGGTGCCAGGTACTGGAACATCTACGACTACGATGGAGAGATTCAGCAGGGAACGTTTGACAATACTTTCGACCTTACTTTCTGTCTATCTGCCGGTGGCAAGCAGTCACTATTGCTGCGCATTGACAGAGACGATACCGAGAGCGGCATCTATCTGCGTTGGATTGACCGACACGGATTCATTCGCTATTGGCTATTTGCGTCTGGGGAGGAAACGAGAGAAATAGCCAGCGACCTGAGTTTCATACGCAACAATCTGTGTGGATACAGCGACATATACGGCTACGTTGGCGACAGCGGAAGAAGGCAGGGATACGAGCGCACGGATTCAATCAAACTTTGTGCCCCGTTGGTTGACAGTGATACGTTCGATATGCTGCAAGACCTAGCCAGCAGCCCAGTCGTTGACATGTACCTCGGGGGAGACTGGATGCACGAGGAAGACCAGTGGACGAGCGTAACAATCAAGGCAGGAAGCTACACGAAGAGCACAGCTTGCTTGCAGGATTTCGTGTGCGAAATGATAATAAATAACATTAACGTTCAGAGATTATGACAGACCAGCAACTTTATATAGACGGTGTTTTGATGGATTTGCCGGAGAGCACCGATGTGGTGCTCGACATTAAGAGCAACCTTTTTCGTGACGTCACGAAAATGACCTCGAACTACACGTACACCATCCAGCTACCACGGACGGTGCACAACCTTTCAGTTTTGCAGCAAGCGGACAGACCGAAGAGCGGCAGCAGATACCCTTTTATTTTCCACCAGTGCAGTTATTTCCGTGGAGGTGTGCAAATTATCAAGGACGGACGATTGAACGTGCTGAGCATCGAGGAAAACATTGAGGTTTCAATTTACTGGGGTATAATGCCAGCGTTTACGAAGCTACTTGAGAGCGGAATGAAACTGAACGAACTGGGAGTGACAGACAGAGTGCTTTTTGAAAAGTACAACAAACCAAACACAAGGGAGGAAGCTGTGAACAAGGGAATATTCTTTGCTTATTACAACCCATACCGAATTGAAAGCAAAGATAACTTTGGTATTAATCTGGTGCAGAGGAATAAGTATACCACGACACAATACTCGGCTAGCCGTGGACGCATCAGAACTGGCGCAGAGGTCGGAAAGTACATCAATGGAAATATAGAGAACGCATCGGACACGATTTGTGCTCTCATCCCCTTCTTGCCATCATCAACGGCAAATGTGCAAGCGCAAGGAAAGGGCGATTATAGAAGCTATGCAGTACTGGATAAGTACATGCGTGTTATATCCGTGAGCGGAGAAGATGAGACGCTGGAAGTATACACCATCAGAGGAGAGGCTAGAGCTGCATACCTCGTAGTGAATGCACCTGCCGAATATTACAGCACTCTGTCGCTATCAGTTACCGGGCTGACACCTATGCACGAAATGATAGATGGCGATAATAAGGAGGATTTCGTAGGCGATGATGTGGCGGTGGATGAATATAAAACGTCCCCAAAATTCTTGCAGCCATGTGTGACCGTAAACTGGCTATTGTCAAGGATAGCGAGGACGTCGGGCGTATCTTTCGTTTGGCAGGATGATGAAGCAAAGAAGATGTTGAACAACCTCGTTGTGCCTATAATCAACAACAAGGCAGACGACAAGACAATCATCGGTAATCTGACCGCAGACGTTAAGAGACGTGACGGACTGGGAGCACTTTCCTTTTCCGTCAACAACTCATTGACGTCAGTCACACCAAGCACTGGCAGCGATGTACAGAAACTGACGATAACGAAGGATTGCGAACTGACCTTTGATGTGCAAGTGCAATACTACGTCAGACATCAGTTTGATGACGCAGCGGAGATTCAGTTGCCTATGGGCGTGAGAATGACCGTAACAACACCAAGTATCACCGGAGGTGAGGCATCCACGCAGGAATACGAGTTCGGAGATTTGAAATACGAGGATGGGCAGGTTAAGTACCCGGTCGTACTACGTAGCTATGCTATCGATGGCTATCTTTATTTACTTTCGGCAGGAACAAACACAATATCGCTAAAGAAGGATGATGTACTGACGTTTGAGACTATCATGCACGGAATAAACACAGTTAACCTGCCTTCCGTTTATGGTGGCAAAATCACAGCGAGAGCCAAGATTGGAGATAGCGTGCCGATTGGGGGGAGTTTCCCTATCGGCATAAACCTACCCGAAATCGAGGTAACAAACTTCATTAAGTTTTTGGCTTTGATAACTGGCTCATTCCCTAGACAGCTGACAAATAGCACGCAAGTACAGTTCGTTATGTTTTCCAGCGTCTGGAGCAACAAGGCGAATGCCTACAACTGGAGCGGAAAACTCATTCCGTATGATCGCCAAGGCTCGCCACGAAAAAGCGAGTATACCGTTTCTGACTTCATGCAGCACAACCGCTACAAGTGGAAGGAAGACGAAGAGACAACTGGAGACTATGATGCAGACCTCGCAATCAGCAACCAGACTTTGGACTACGAGCAGGACACGTGGACGCTACCTTTTGCAGCCAGCGATGACAACCGCATACCGATAAGAACACTTGATTCTTTCGGCATGAAGAATGGTGGAGAGTATAAGGGATGCAAGGAGCGAATAATGACGCTAAGAGATGATAAGGAGCAAGCTGCACTTCGATTTGGTATTGACCTTCAGAACATATTCGATACGAAGTACAAGCAGCTTGCAGCAAGTATCGCCAGGGCGCACGTAATCACGGAACGGCTCAATCTGTCGGACTTGAATATACTAGATTTTGACGAAACGAAGCCAGTGTACCTTGCGCAGTACGGAGCGTATTTTGCAGTTCTTGAAATCAAGACAACAAGCAGCGGATATTGCGAGGTTACAATGATAGAGTTGAACAATTAGAAAGAAAGAACTATGGTAAGTGAAGACAAACAGCAGATTCTTGACATCAAGGTCAAGTACGAGGATGCAATCTATGGCATCATCAGATACAAGGAAAAGATAGACCAGTTGAAGGCAAGTATCAAGGACTTGCAGCAGCAGGAAAAAGACAAGACCATCACGACAAACGAAATGAAGGTGCAGACGGAAGCCATCAACGCAACCATCAAGGAATATCAGTACAACGTGCGTACCCTGCAGAAGGAAATCCAGAACAACGTGCGCACAGAGAACGAGCAGGAGGGCAGCTTGAAGCAGTTGCGTGCCCAGCTTTCAAATGCCACCAAGGCTTACGATGAGATGAGCCGTGCCGAGCGTGATAGTTCCAAGGGTCAGGAGATGCAGGAGCACATTCAAGACTTGATAGAGGAGCTGAAAGAGGCTGAGGAGGCTACTGGAAGATTTCAGCGCAGTGTCGGCAGCTATTACGATTCAATGATGAAGGCGGCTGACGACCTACAGAATACCGAGTTTTTCGGTTTTGATGTTGTTGATGATACTGGAATCGGAAAGGTTATGGAAATGGGAAAGTCTGTGGAAGACCTAAGGGTAAAGTTTGGTGCGTTGAAAAATACGGCTCTTTCCTTATTGACCAACCCTTATTTCCTCGCCATGGCAGGTGTGGCTGGTGTCGGAATGGCTTTCAAATGGTTCTATGACTACAACAAGGGCATAGAGGAAGCCACACGCAAGACCATGCAGTTCACTGGGCTTATCGGTGACGAAATGAAATCAGTGAGAAATCAAGCCTTGGCAATCAGCGAGACGTTTGACGTGGATTTTGGCGAAACCTTGCAATCCGCAAATGTAATGAGTAAGCAGTTTGGCATCAGTGTATCAGAATCGCTAAAGCTTTTGCAGGATGGCTTTGTGGCTGGTGCGAATGCTAGTGATGATTTCCTAGAGAACGTAAAGGAATACCCAACGTACCTGAAGGAAGCTGGATTGAATGCGGAGCAATTCGTGGCAATTTCAACCAACGCCACCAAGCAGGGAATATTCTCTGACAAGGGTCTTGACACCATTAAGGAGGGTAATCTTAGACTTCGAGAGATGACTACCGCAACAGCAGCCGCATTGGATGGCATAGGTATATCAAGCGAGAAAGTTCAGAAAGAACTGCAAAACGGTAGCAAGACCACATTCGACATCATGCAGGAGGTCGGGAACAAGCTAAAGGAGTTCCCTGCTTCATCAGCCAAGGTAGGAACAGCCATCGCAGATATATTTGGAGGTCCTGGCGAGGATGCAGGTCTAAAGTACATCGAGACCCTCGGAGACATTGAGATGAACATGGATAAGGTCAAGGAACAATCCAGTGATGTTGCCAAGGCTCAGGAACAGCAGGTGGAAGCCAACAAGCGTTTGAAGGATACCGCAAGTGCACTCTTTGACGTTACTGGTGGCGGCTTCGAAATGATGAAGGCTCAGGCGGCAACATTCGTGAGCAACCATCTAACGAAACTATTGAGGGCAATCATCAACCTTTATAACCAAAGCGTGGCATTTAGGGGATTGATTCAGTTGATAGGCTTTGCGTTTAAGTCTGTCGGGCAGGTTGCCTTGTTTGCCTTCAACATCATCATAGATGCCATTAAGCTTGTTGCAAGACCAGTGAGGGGACTGTTGCAGATGTTTGAGGGCTTTTTCTCCTTTGACGTGAATAAGATGCGAGACGGTTTTAACTCCATCTTTTCGGGTCTTGGCAATACAGTGAAGGAGGCTTGGGGAGACTTGAAGAAATTCGGCAGCGGAATGGCTGATGCTATCGTGGGTGGCATGAAGAATACTTTTAACCATGCTAACATCAAGATACCAGTCAGCGCAGATGCACCATCCATGGCGACCGCCACAACCGACAATACAAAGCTCAAGGACGGCACTAATATCGCCAGCACTACCCCTAAGACCAAGAAGGAGAAGGCAGCAGCCGACAAGGCGGCAAAGGAGGAAGCCGAGCGCAGGAAGAAGCAGGAAAAGGAATTGCAGGAAGCGATTGCGCTTATCCAGTACAAGTACAACGAGCAAGTAATGGACGCAAAGAAGCTATACCTCGCAGGTATGTACGACAACGAGCGAGACTACAGCAACGACCTGGAGCAGCTGGAGAAGGATATGGTGGCAAGGAGCATTGACGCATACGTGGCGGCTGGAGAGATAGGAGCGGAAAAGGCGCAGGAAATGCAGGCTAAGCTGCTCGATATTATGATTAAGGCGAAAGCGGACATCAAGAACCAAGCAAAAGAGATTGTGGACGAACTCAACAAGGAGTTCGAGGAAGCAGAGAAGAAGCGAAGGGATGCGGACATCATGAACGGTGGCACTGGAGAGGAAGACGATGCAGCCAAGCTGGAGAGATACAAGACTTTCCTTCAGAGCAAACTGGACGCATACAAGGACTATGCAGCCGTGCAGGAACAGCTCCAGAAAGACCTGAGCGATACTAACGTGGAAATACAAAAGACTGAGAATGATAAAAAGAAGCAGTTGACAGAAGAACAACTTCAAAACATGAAAAGCTATATTTTGGCAGTTGGAGATGCTTTTGTCGATTTCTTTAATAGTGAAGATAAATCTTTTCATTCTTTTCTGAAATCTTTACTTAGCTCTTTGCTGGATGCCGTAGAGATAGCCATGGAGGCACAATACATTGAAATCCTAGGAAGAGGCTTAGCTAAACTCGGATGGGCAGGCGTGGCAGACGCAGCAGCGAAACTCGCATTGCTTAAAGCAGCATTCGCAGGAGCGAAAGCACTCGTCAAGGGATTCTCCACTGGTGGCTACGTCCAAGGCTCTGGAACTGGAACCAGCGACAGCATCCCGGCAAGGCTTAGTAATGGCGAGAGCGTAATGACCGCCAAGGCGACTTCGATGTTCAGCCCGATATTATCCGCATTCAACCAGCTGGGAGGTGGCGTGCCTATCGTAGTTAACAACGGAGGCAGCAATATCGGCATGGATATGCTGGCGGCAGCTGTAGCAAGAGGGTATCAGATGGCTCCTC